TCACTGATTTGGGATTCTGGGAAGATGACAATAAGGTTGCCTCAAAAATCTCAGAGAAGTTCTATGCGGATCTATCAGGAATATATATCAGATTGGAGGAGCTTGAATGAAATTCGATTATAGAAAGTTCATGAATGAAGTAGTCGATTGGATTGAAGCTCAAGAAGACGCTGCTCAACGATATGGATTTGGTTCGGTCGAGTATTTTAATTGGGTATTCGAATCGAGCGGAAAGCTATGTGATAAATATGAGAACCATCCATTCGCTCTCAGACAAATGAGAATGGTCTATGAACACATCGATGAAGCTGCTAAACAAATGAATTAAAGGAGAGATGCACATGAATAATATAAAAATGTATGTCATTCGAGATGCTAAATATCCACAATGGTACTTCCAACGTATTAATGACTACTCAAGTATGATGGGGTATCTTGCGAAGAATCATCCGCAATATACGCATCAATTTACAACTAACATTAAACAAGCGATGCATTTTAAAACGCCAAATGAAGTCTTGGAGTTTATCAAAGAACATGCTATCGAAGGTACTATCGTTAAGGACCCGTATCAAGAACGAATTAGCAAGGTGGCATTTAAATACATGGGTGAGAATTACGGTGAAGCGATCACGTACATCCATGGAATGATTGAAGATTCGAGTGAGAAGATGTTAGCTGCTTCCAAAGCGTTAAAAGTGAATGCGAATACGTTGATTAAATTTATGAAAGACCCTTATTCGGTTGCAGCTCATATTCGAGATCGTATTGTAGAAAATTTAGTGAATCTAGAAAAGGCGGTGAAGTCGATTGGCTAAAGATGAATTCGAAAAACTGAAAGACGATGTGCATTACTTGATTGTAGCACATTGTAAATACAAGGATATGTTGATGTATGACAGAGCCTTGAAGCAATTCCAGGAAGATATCAACTATGGGCAACTTGAAGAGATGAGCTACAATGAACGATTCGCATTCTTGCTTGGATTTGAAACGTCGTTGAAGGCGATAGACAGTGCAATCAAATTAAACGAACAATTGAAGAAAAATCCAAGCATGATTGAATGGCCAGCAGGGTTATGCCCTGATGATTATAGATACTAAGGAGGATAACGATGGAAGATAAAAAACAAGACGTAAAATCGTTGGAAGAGTTATCGAAGTTAGCAAATGCATACAGCGGTTGGTTTGCTAATTTAGCTAATGAATTAGCAAAAATATTACCTGATATTGAAATTCCTGAGGAAAAGGAAGATATATGGGAGATGAAATGCCCGTATGAGTATGGGGATAAACATTATTGTATCCAATCGAGTGGAGACGTTTTTTTAGATTCTTGGCATGACATAGAAGCCGATAATAGTTTTTTTAGTCAAGGTAACATCTTCCCAACTAAACAAGCAGCCGAATTAGAGGCAAAACGCAGAAACTTACTTACACGTTTCAGAGCGTTTCGTGATGAGTGTAATGTGGGTTTGAGTGTTCAAGATGAAAAATGGGAGATTGATTACAAGGATAAAAAGTTAAAATCATTATGGCTTCCTAATAGTATTAATGGATTCCCGACTTTTGGATACTTCAAAAACAGAGAAGATGCCGAACGTGCAATAGAATTGTTTGGTGACGAAATCAAAGAATTGTTTGTGGATTGTGAGGCGCAGTGATGGATTTAACTTACAGCGAACAATTCAAAAAATATATTAAAGAACAAAAATATTTAGGTTATCCACAAACCATTTACAAGTTTCCTAATGGGTACGGTGCAAGTGTAATTAAATTAAATTACATTTACTTTGGAATTGAAATTGCAGTTTTAAGGTTTGATGAAAATGGTAATTGGGACATTGATTACAGCACACCAATTACAAACGACGTGATAGGTGGATTGAATAGAAAAGAACGGGATTATGTTTTACAACAGATTTTTGATTTGGAGGAGCGAACGTGGAAAAAAGTTTAAGAACCTTGGTAATTGGTTTCTGTATTAGCTTACTACTAGCAATATTCAAGTTTCTAGGCGTGGACTTTCCATGGAATTTTGTATTATTGCCGTTTTTGATACCGTTATCTCTTTTATTAGTATTGATAATTAACATCGTCACTTTAGACGGTATAGACGATATAAAGAGAAAAATGAAAGATAAAAGAAGATGAACGATAAATACAATTTTTTGACTTATAGAAAACCATGGGAGGAATAAAATATGGAACTTACTTTATTTTTAGAAAATGGAAAAACGTTCAAATTTGATAATGTAACTATATTGAATGATGATGGAAAAGAAATAGTTTTTAATTATGTTAGTGTGTCAACAGGAAAGACGAAAAGTGCAACAATAAATACAGAAAAAATCTTAGGAATGGCTGTTTCGTCAAAGGAGGATGGTAAATGATTACAGTTTATTCAAAGCCTAAATGTATGCAGTGTGAGATGACGAAGATGTGGTTGACTCAGAATAAAATACCCTTCGAGACAGTGAATACAGAAGCAAATCCAGAATCGTTGGAGTTATTGAGTCATTATGGATGGCAAACTCTTCCAGTAGTGGCTATCGATGACGAAATAAGCGACAATTCTAAATCCTGGAGTGGTTTCCAAATCGATAAGTTAGAAGCTCTATTGTGAGGTGAATAATGGACAATAGAGGTTATTATGGAATATGTGCTGGAATCATTGAAAGAGCCGTTGATGATTACAAAACAGCTTTAAGATACTTGATGTCTAAAGGGATTGTAAAATCTGATTGGAATCTAAAAGAAAATCATTTTAGAAACAGGCACCATCGAGAAGCGTGGAATGTAAAAACGGATTGTGAGCGGTTCTTTCTCAGTCAGTATTTTGACTATTTATCGAATACAGAAGAATTCGGGGCAACCTTAGTGAAACGGATTAGAGAGGATGTGAAAAATGGGAATTAAACATCAATTGAAGCAAATTCGCTTAATCGATTTGGAAATAAAAACAAAAATAGAAGAGTTAGATCGATTGAATAATTCTTTCTTAAAGTCTCCTTCTCTAAAAGAAGTGAATGTGCAAGAGTCGAAAGTAGGTCTTAAAGACGATGCTTACGTCAAATTGATTAGCTTGAGTGAGTACATCGACCAAAGAGTTGATAACTTGATTGATTTGAAATATCAACTGATTAAAGCGATTGAACAATTGGACGATTCTAAAGAACGAACAATCATTTGGATGAAATACATCTCTTCTAAGAATTGGGACGAAATTGCTGAAGAATTGCAAATCTCTAAAACTACACTATTCATTCTTCATGATGAAGCTGTTAAAAAAATCGAAAGATGTACTAAAAAAGATGATTCTGTACCGAGTAGTACTAATGAATCTATGATATAGTTATGATGTGAAAAGATGTGGAAAGAGATATTCTTTTCTCGTGGTTTAGAATCCTTTATTTTTTTTCCTCTCAAGCCCTCCAGCTTGAGGGGTTTTTGTATGCAATGAAAGAGGTGATGGAAAATGGGATGACCGAAAAACAACAGAAATTTGCCGATGAGTACATCATCAGTTTGAATGCTACTCAGGCTTATAAAAAGGCTTATCCGAATATTAAGAACGATGATGTCGCAAGAGCGAATGGAAGTCGATTGCTTGCAAAAGCTAACATAAAAGCCTATATAGATGAACAGCTAGAAAAACTAAAGTCCGAACGTGTCGCAGATCAGCAAGAAGTGCTCGAGTTTTTAACGGCAGTCATGCGTGGTGAAATCACAGAGCCTTTATTGGTTCTTGACGGTGACGGCTATCAAAAAGTCATGGATGCTAAACCGAATGTGTCCACGAGAAAGAGTGCAGCGGTTGACCTTGGAAAGCGTTACGGTTTGTTCGTGGATAGGCAAGAAATCACTCAAAAGAATATCGACATCAAAGTAGGGGATTGGGATGACGACGAAGACTAATTCGAAAATCAACATCATCATCGATCGTCCTAATCGTGTTTTTAATAAGCATATCTACGAACATCTATTTGACTACGACACCTTCACAGAGGTGCATTACGGAGGGGCTTCGTCTGGTAAAAGCCATGGAGTGTTTCAAAAGATAATTCTTAAAGCGCTCAAATCATGGAACAAACCACGAAAAATATTAGTGTTGCGTAAGGTTGCTTCTACGGTACGTGACTCAGTGTTTGCGGATGTGCAAGCAACATTATCTTATTTTGGGATACTTAATTTGTGCAAGGTTAACATGAGTGCCTTTCGTATTGAATTACCGAATGGGGCGGAGTTGATTTTCAAAGGGATGGATAACCCAGAGAAAATTAAGTCTATCAAAGGCATTTCCGATGTGGTCATGGAAGAAGCGTCTGAGTTTACGCTTGATGATTACACACAGCTAACGTTGCGTTTAAGGGATAAAGTGCATAAACAGAAACAAATCTATTTGATGTTTAACCCAGTATCCAAAGCAAACTGGGTATATAATGCTTTTTTCGTGAAGAGTCCTAAGAATACAGTGGTTTATCAAACGACGTATAAAGATAATCGTTTCTTGGACGACTTAACTAAAGAGAATATCGAGGAACTAGCCAACAGAAACGAAGCGTACTACAAGATTTACGCTTTAGGTGAGTTTGCGACATTAGACAAGCTAGTTTTTCAAAAGTATGAGAAACGTTTGCTTAATAAAGACGAACTGGCGCATCTGCCAGCTTATTTTGGTCTTGACTATGGTTTTATCAATGATCCGTCAGCATTACTTCATGTACGAATAGACGACGATAACAAGCGTTTATATGTCGTTGAGGAATTTGTCAGAAAAGGTTTGACGAATGACAAGATAGCAGAAGCCATAAAAACGCTTGGATATGCTAAAGAGCAGATACGAGCAGATAGTGCTGAAAAGAAATCGAATCAGGAATTGCGAAATCTTGGTATTCCTAGGGTTGTTGATGTGCAGAAAGGTCCTGGGTCAGTCATGCAAGGTATTCAGTATCTCTTACAGTACGATTGGATCGTTGATGAAAGATGTGTGAAGCTGATTGAAGAACTTGAAAATTACACTTGGAAGAAAGACAGAAAGACAAATGAGTACATCAATGAGCCAGTAGATAGCTATAACCACTGCATAGATGCGATTAGATACGCTTTGCAAGACAGAATATATAAATCAAACATCAAACTATTTAAAGGAGGTTTTTAAAAATTGGCAAAAGTTTTTGTTAATAAACGGAAAGTCATTACGACAACAAGCGATGTAGTGACTGAAGAAGTCGTTACTGAGGCGATTAGGCTTCACATGAGTAAGCTAGTTAAGAATTATGTTGAAAGCGAGGATATGTATCTCTCTCAGCACGAAGTTTTGAAAATGGCAAAAAAAGATAGCTGGAAACCCGACAATAGATTGGTGTTTAATTATGCGAAGTACATTGTCGATACGTTTACAGGCTATCAAATTGGTGTTCCAGTTAAAATCAAACATGAGGACGAGAACGTGAACGAGTTTGTCTCAAGTTTCCGTAAAATCAATGACATGGAAGACTCAGAGTTTGAGCTTGCGAAGATGTCTAGCGTGTTTGGACATGCGTTTATTTATGTTTATCAAGATGAATATAAACGAACTAGAGCGACATACAATAGTCCGATTAATATGTTTATCGTCCATGATAACAGTATTGAGGAAAGACCATTATTTGCCGTGAGATATACGTTTAATGAAAACAATCAAACAGGAGTCGGACAGGTTATCACAAACGACGAATTGATTGATGCTACATTTACAACTGGTGGGGCGGTAAGGTTCGGTGAACGCACTCAACACATTTACAACTCAATCCCAGTAGTTGAATTGATTGAAAATGAAGAGCGACAATGTATTTTCGAGAGTGTGAAAACATTGATTAATGCTTTAAATAAAGCAGCAAGCGAAAAAGCGAACGATGTAGACTACTTTGCGGACGCTTATTTGAAAGTGCTGGGCGTTGAGTTGGATAGTGAAGATGCTATGCAAATCAGAGAGAACCGCATTTTCAATCTTTGGAAGAATGGCGATGGGCCTCTTCCTGATGTTGGGTTCTTGGAAAAACCAAGTTCTGACACTACTCACGAAAATCTTATCAGCTTGTT